GTCGTTGTAGTCGGTGCTGAAGTAGTCGTAGTAGTCGTAGTAGTCGTTGGACTATCGGTTGTAGTCGTTGTAGTCGGTGCTGAAGTAGTCGTAGTAGTCGTTGGACTATCGGTTGTTGTTGTAGTAGTCGTTGTCGTTGGACTAGCGGTTGTAGTCGTTGTGGTTGGTGCTGAAGTCGTTGTAGTTGGTTCTGAAGTCGTTGTTACAAAAGAATAACAAGGAGATTCAAAAAACTCATAAAACTCAGTTCCATCATCAGTAGGAGAATCACAAATACATGATGGGTTACAATCACTAAGTTGATACCAATAGCCTCCTGGCCCCAACCATTCCCAAGTACAACCACCAAAACATGTTGTTGTTTCAGTACACACACCGTCTTTACATCTATATGGTGCAACACACACATTCCCACATGATCCACAATTATTATCATCAGACGATCCAGGGTTTCCTAGATTCCAATAGTCAAGAGAAATTGATCCATAAATACCATCATTATTAAGATCGCAACAGACCGTACCTTCTGGCACTGAATCGCCACAAGATGCACAGTTTTCATTTGTTCCTAATGTAATACAATTTCCATAACAACAAACTTCCCCTTCTGCACAAATTATTCCACAACCACCACAATTATTATTGTTAGAAAGCAAATCTGTGCATGATAATCCACCACCAGTAAGATTAGGACAACAATCTTCAAAAGGTGCTTCTAAACATGCATCTCCACACCCGCTACAATTATATCGATCTTTAGGTCTACAATATCCAGAACAATTCCATTCTCCAGGAGCACAAGGATTTGAAGTAGTTGTAGTTGTAGTAGTGGTATTAGTAGTAGTGGGTTGTGGTGTGGTTGGATCTGGAGGTTCTGATGTAAGTGGTGTTCCAGTGGTAGAAGAAGTACCAGTGGTAGAAGAAGTACCAGTGGTAGAAGAAGTACCAGTGGTAGAAGAAGTACTAGTGGTAGAAGAAGTACTAGTTGTTGGTTCTTGAGTTGTAGTTGGGTATATACAAGGATAAGATACGACTTGATTTTCCGTTCCGTTAAAACTAGGAAATCCTTCATATGAACAAAGACATGTGCCATCTTGTGGGCACGAAGATGTCTTTCTCCATGATGTAAAGTAGCCTGGTTCTCCGTAGCCCAAATTCCAGGTCCAACTACAAGAAGATGATGTGCATGTACTAAAATCTCCATAAACCTTTAATTCTTCATTTGTTTCCCAATTTAAACTTCCATCTTTTTCTATTGCCGTATAAGAACAATCACCAAAAAGAAAAATCTCACCTTCATAAGATGGATTAATGCCCAAACTTAGTGGATCAATACAATTAGGCATTTTTAACCCTTAAGAATTGGGTTATTGTTTTTAGATTGAAAGAAATTCATTTTGTACAAACCCATTTGTGTATATGTAAGTACACTCGTTGCTATTTAATACAGTATATTCAACAGCAACAATAGTGTCATTTGTGTAAATAATTTCATTCTGCATTAGTTGTTTCCTTTTTATTCCTTTTAAGTTCATGTAGCTCTCTAGTGTTCAACAATATCTGATTAAGTATGCCCATAGTATTTTCTTGGCTTTTAACCACACTTTCTAGTCCATTTTCTAATCTATCTATAAATTTAATGTGTCTATCATGCAAAGGGAGGATAATCTTTTCGCCTAACCAATTTGCTGCTTTATAGGTTGTCCAAACAAAGAATATTAAGAAACTACAAGAAACACCCAATCGTTCAACTAATAGGACAATTTCTTTTTCATCCATTGTTCTAACCCCCAAATAATGTAGTTGTGCCTACATTAAATTACACCTGTGACACCAACTTCTGTGGCATTCTCTACCACCTTTCTTTTTTCTGCATATATACCAGCTAAAACTGAGCGAGCTTGTCCATATTCTAGTAGAACACCAGTCATTTCTTCTATAGACGAGAAAATAACAGGTGTATTATCCATGCTAATTAGGTGTGGAAGTTCTAGGCCCAATGCTGCTGCCTCTTTTGCAAGAGAAAACACGCCCACAAGAAGTGCAACATCAGAGGGAGAAATGCCTAAACGATAGCCACGACCAGAATCCCAACCAACTTTTTCTAAAGCTGCCCATTCATTATCTATATTTTGGAATGACCATGCCTTTGCTTGAGATAGAGCATCTGGAGGTGCAGCAGCTATATAATCCCATGTTTGATCAGATAGTTTAGTTATAAATTTGCCAATTTCTGAGTCAAGTAAAACTGGCATGGTTATATTTCTTGAAACACCATCTGAATTTGTTTTAATTAGATTAATGTTGTATATGTCCTCTGTTGCTATTCCAGAGTTATCTATCCTATTTGTCAGTATGATACTTAAGCTTAACATTTTTGCTCCTATGCTTTTATGATGAAATTAACAACTATCGCTGGTGGAATAATCCCGAATGCAGTTCCACCTCCAGTACTAGAATTAGTAACTGTATGATTATGATTGGAACTTTCAACACCAGTAGTAGTACCATGAATATGACCTTGATGAGCACCTTGCGTATTAGGAGTTCCGTTAGCACTTCTGTTAGCACCATCCCTTAAACCATATGATCCAGATGAACCAACATTTCTTCCCCAACCATGCGTGTGGTCAACAGATACTGTACCACTTGTTCCTGAGTGTGTATGATTTGCAGTTTGTGTTCCTACTGTTGTAGCATGAGTATGAGAAGCCATGTTAGCTTCAGATAAAGTAACTGTTTCTGCTCCTACATTTGAACCCAAAGTTCTAGTAGTTAAAGAAGTTCCTGTTCCTGCACAAATTGGAATTCTACCTCTCATATCAGGCAAAGTAAAAGTATCGTTAGAATTTCCAGAACCATAAGTAGTTCCAATTACTTTAAATAAATCGCCATAAGTCTTTCTGCTAATAGCACTTCCATTGCATAAAAGCCATCCGTTAGGAACTACAGATCCAGCAAAAAATCTTATAACACCAATAGGAGTAAAAGATGATTGCAAGCCTTGAAACGAACTTCCTTTTGGGGAGTTGGTTGGTATCATGCTGTAAGAAAAAGATCCAGCCAATTGCTCACCTATATTTTAATAATGAAATTAACAACTATTGACGGAGGCATAATTCCAAAAGCTGTTCCACTTCCAGTATTTGAGTTTGTTACTGAGTGTGTGTGATTAGCACTTTCTGTTCCTGTTGTAGTAGCATGAGTATGATTTTGCTGAATGCCACCAGTACTAGGTTGACCAGAACTACTAGCTGTTCCTGAGTCCATTAATCCGTAAGAGCCAGATGTACCCGCAGTATGACTAAAGTTGTGTACATGATTTGCACTTTCACCACCACTTGTTCCTGTGTGTGTATGCGTAACACTTTCTGTTCCAACCGTAGTTGCATGTGTGTGAGAAGGCAAGTTAGTTTCGGCCAATGTAGCTGTTTCTGCACCAAAAGTTGCTGCTAATGTCCTTGTGGTTAAACTAGAACCAGAACCAACACCAATAGGTAGTCTTCCTCTCATGTCTGGTAAAGTAAATGTGCTATTAGAATTACCAACGCCATAAGTAGTGCCTATGACTTTAAACAAATCACTAAAAGCTACCCTACTAACAATACTTCCATCACAAATTAACCATCCGATTGGAGCAACAGAACCAGCAAACATTTCTATTATACCAGTCGGTATGATTGGTGTTTTTATAGGCTCAAATGAACTTCCCTTTGGAGAGTTAGTAGGCATCGAATTATAAGAAAAAGATCCAGCCAATTTTTCACCTATATTTTAATAATAAAATTAACGGCTATTGATGGTGGCATAATACCAAATGGTGTTCCACTACCTGTGTTTGAATTAGTAACACTATGTGTATGTGTAGCACTTTGAGTTCCAAATGTGGTTGAATGAGTGTGACCAACAGAATTCCCACCTGTTTGTGGTGTTCCCGAACTACTAGCAGTAAGCGAATCTATAATCCCAACTTGTGAACCAGTAGTTCCTATAGGTTTGTTATAACTATGTGTATGATTTACGCTTTGATCACCGCTTGTTCCTGTGTGAGTATGATTAGCACTTTGTGTTCCAACTGTAGCGGTATGGGTATGTGGTGGAAGATTTGTTTGTGCTAATGTTACTGTCTCTGCACCCAAATTCGCCCCTAAAGTTCTAGTGGTAAGCGATGTGCCTGTTCCAGCACCGATAGGTAATCGCCCTCTCATATCTGGTAATGTAAATGTAGTATTAGAATTACCAGCCCCATATGTAGTTCCTATTACTTTAAATAAGTCGTCATAAGTCCTTCTACTAACAGTACTTCCGTCACATATTAGCCAGCCATTTGGAGCAGTAGAACCAGCAAACATTTGAATGATACCAGATGATATAAAAGTGTCTTGAACTGCTTGAAACGCAGAACCCTTTGGCGAATTACTTGGTATCATGCCATAGTTAAACGCTCCAGCCATTAATAGCTTCCCCCCATTACACAAACTTGCAATGCGGTAGTACTAGCAGTAGTAGTAACACTAACAGAGGCAAAAAGCTTAAATGTAGATGGTAAAACAAGAGGGTTGGCAAAAGTCAAAGTAGTTGTAAATCCAGCTACAGTAGTGGATGGAGTTACAGCAGTCACAAGTATTTCTGTAAACAAATAAGCTGTAGTTCCATCCCATACCCATATGCCTACGATATTGCCAGCAGTCGCAGAAGTAAAAGAGGTGGAGCAAGCATTAACTTGAATTGAATCAATTCTTAATCCATTAGTAGAAGTTGGTACAACCTCTACAATATTTGCTGCTGCAAGACTAGCAGTTGCTGTTGGGCCTCTAGTGGTACAAGCTGTTTGTGCTGCAAGAGTTTTTGCAACAAAGTATGGTGCTTGAGCAAAGATAGGCGTTGATGTGACTGGCATTATAAACCTCCAAAGTTGTTAGCTAAGAAAACATTGCTTGCTGCTGATGGGGCGGTTGACCAAGACAATACGCCAGCACCACTAGTAATTATTACTCCACCATTAGCACCATCTGTAGTTGGCAAAGTCCATATTACATTACTTGCTATATTATCTCCAGCTTTAAATCCTACATAGTTTGTTCCATTAGCTGCTAGTTCATAGAACCTTAATTCGCTTGTATTGCCAGCAGAAGTATTAAAAGGAGTTAGATTTAAAGACCTTGCTAAATATAGTGAGTAGTTACTATCAACATAAAGTAGCTTAGTTTCACCAAAGTTTTGTATTCTGAATAGATCTCCTGACTGAGAAGAAGAGCCTCGTATAACTATACCAACGCCAGCATCGGTTCCTGTTAGAACACGAAGTGCATAGGCGTTAGTTAAAGTTAGATTAGTTCCAGCAATAGGAGCAGAATCAATCTGTATTGTTGCAGCATTTGTAAATGTACTCGCACTTACCGCACTATAAGTTGGGGCAGATATTTTTATTGCTCTTTGAGAACTTAAAAAACCAGCGGAAAATTGAACGGTTCTATTAAGATTTAGAAAAACATCGCTATATTCTGTAGCTGCTGTCAAAGCAGTATGATTAGGAGCAGTAACTGTAACTGAAGAAGGCTGTGTTCCTGTGCCAACAGTAGGACTTATAGCAAGCACTGGAGTAGTTACTGTTGTGCCATTAAAAGTAAAGCTTGAAGATCCAGCAGCAGCATTGCTTCCGTCTTTGTAGACAACCTGATTTGCTGATCCAGCAACTGGGCCAGTTAAACCTTGTAGTCCTTGGTTTCCTTGAGAACCTTGATCTCCTTGATTCCCTTGACCTTGATCACCTTGCGAGCCTTGGTAACCTTGATCTCCCTGCCATCCCTGATCTCCCTGATGACCTTGCCAACCTTGATGCCCTTGATCGCCCTGTTCACCCTGCCAACCTTGATTGCCCTGATGACCTTGGTCGCCCTGTTCTCCTTGGTATCCCTGATAACCTTGCCAGCCATACATACCTTGATCACCTTGTGACCCTTGCCATCCTTGCCAGCCATACATACCTTGATCGCCTTGATTTCCTTGATAACCCTGCCATCCATAGTTGCCTTGATCACCTTGATTTCCTTGTAATCCTTGTTCACCTTGCCATCCATAATTTCCTTGATCACCTTGATTTCCTTGATCACCCTGATTACCATAATTACCTTGATTTCCTTGTTCGCCTTGTGAACCTTGTTCTCCTTGATTTCCTTGGTTTCCTGTTCCAGTTACACCTTGAAAACCTTGTCTTCCTTGAAAACCTTGGTTACCTTGATTTCCAATAATGCCTTGTAACCCCTGATTTCCTTGGAAACCTTGTCTTCCTTGATATCCTTGTTCTCCTTGAAAGCCTTGATTGCCAACAATTCCTTGAAAACCTTGTCTTCCTTGAAAACCTTGAAATCCTTGAGATCCTTGAGATCCTTGAACTCCTTGTTCTCCTTGAAATCCTTGATTACCTTGATTGCCTTGATAACCTTGATAGCCCCTAAAGCCTTGATATCCTTGAGATCCTTGAGATCCTTGATATCCTTGAGATCCTTGAAAGCCTTGAAAGCCTTGATTTCCAGTTCCAGTTAAACCTTGAAAACCTTGTCTACCTTGAGAACCTTGATTGCCTTGATTGCCTGTTAAACCTTGAAAACCCTGTCTGCCTTGAAATCCTTGATTCCCTATTGATCCTTGAAAACCTTGTCTGCCTTGATTTCCAGTACTTCCAGATAAACCTTGATCGCCTTGATTTCCTGTTGCTCCAACAACTCCTTGATTGCCTTGAAATCCTTGTGAACCTACATCTCCTTGATCTCCTTGGTTTCCTTGATTTCCTTGATCTCCTTGACTTCCCTGATAACCTTGATTGCCTTGATTGCCTTGATATCCTTGGTCGCCCTGATTGCCTTGATCTCCATAAAATCCTTGATTACCCTGCGATCCTTGATCTCCTTGTTCTCCTTGGTTACCTTGCGACCCTTGATCACCTTGATCGCCTTGATCGCCTTGATCCCCTTGACTTCCTTGATATCCTTGAAAACCTTGAAAACCAGTTAAACCTATTTCTCCTTGAAAACCTTGATTGCCCTGATCGCCCTGTTGTCCTTGTTCACCTTGAAATCCTTGATCACCTTGATTTCCTTGAAATCCTTGTTCCCCAACAATTCCTTGAAAACCTTGATCACCTTGATTACCCTGCAATCCTTGCAATCCTTGTGGTCCAGCAACACCTAGTCCAACCCAACCAGTATCGTTGTAAACCCATGTCTTACCATCGAATGTATAAGTGTCATTATTATCGGGATTAATAGGAAAATTTATTGGCATATTGCATATATCCTAAGTTTTTATTATGTAGTTTAATGCTATGCTTGGTTGCATGTTATCATGCGAATAACCACCACCAGTATTGTTGGCATTGCTTATATATGGCGTAAATGTATGGGTATGATCAATGCTAGGACTATCTCCAACCGTACAGTATTGTCCATACTCTGAACCACCAGACACTATAAGTCTTCCTTGATAACCACCACCAAGATTAGCAAATCCATAAGCACCTCTTCCTATTTGACCACCTCCAGCAACCCAAACCGCAGAGTGTGAATGCACTTGATTAGCAGACATACCACCAGTGCTACCACCATATACAGCATTAGGATGAGTATGTGCTGGTATTTGAGATGAATTTAAAGTGACTGTTTCTGTACCTATTTTAACAGCCAATCCCCTATTCGTAAGACCAACACCAGTTCCAACACCAATTATTGTTCTGCCTCTTAAGTCTGGTACTCCAAATGTGCTACCATTTCCTGCACTATATGTTGTTCCAATTACAGTAAATAATGCAGCATAAGTAGTTCTAGAATAAGTATTTGTACCATCACATAATAACCATCCAGCAGGAGCAGTAGTACCAGCAAAAGCAATTATTGATCCTGTTGGATTCGAGCTAACTGCTGGCGAGCTAGTCCAAGTAGAGCCATTGCTTGTAAGAACATTCCCACTTGTTCCAGCAGAAGTAAGCCCAGTTCCACCAGAACCAACAGCAAGAGTAGTCGATAGACCACCAGCAGTAATTGAACTTTGATTTATCCAAGATGGAGCAGATGAACCATTTGATTTTAAAACTTGATCACTAGTTCCTGCTGCTAAAATTGCTGTTGAACTTGTTCCAGATTGATATGGAATACCACCTATAGAACCACCAGAAATATTTATTGCTGTTGTAGCTACACCAGTAGTATTTTGATTAAGCGTAGGTATATCGGCAGGAACTAAAGATCTAAAAGATGGAACACCAGTAGAACCATTTGGGGAAGCAAGTACAGTATTTCCAGATTGATTTACAAATGTAACTGTGAAAGTTCCAGCATTTATAACTGGCGATCCAGAAACATTGAATATGGCTGGTGCAGATAATGATACAGAAGTCACAGAACCACTAGATTGAAAACCTTGGTTTCCTTGATTGCCTTGATTGCCTTGAAAACCTTGATTTCCATTATTTCCAGCCGATCCCTGTGATCCAGTACCACCAGATAAACCCTGATTACCTTGGTAGCCTTGATTACCAAGTATTCCTTGAAATCCTTGTCTGCCTTGAAAACCTTGATCACCTTGTAAGCCTTGATTTCCTTGAGATCCTATCGTTCCAACAGTTCCTTGAAATCCTTGATTACCTTGATTTCCTTGAAAACCTTGAGATCCAGTTATACCCTGTCTTCCTTGATTGCCTTGGTTTCCTTGAGGTCCAACAGAACCTTGAATACCTTGATTTCCTTGGTTACCTTGAGATCCAATAGATCCTTGAACTCCTTGACTTCCTTGACTTCCTTGACTTCCTAAAATACCTTGAAATCCTTGTGGTCCTCTTACAAGACTCACATTCTGCCAATATACTGGAGATGAACCAGTATAAATCAAACCATCGCCTATAGATGCTGTGCCACCAGTTGGATTAGGACATGCCTGAGTAGCTGTTCCTTGATTTACATTTGTGACAATCCACATATCACCTAAAGATGCACCAGCAGTTTCATTGTTAAATATGTTTTCCCATGTTTCTGAACCTTGAATGGTTACGCCAGAACCAGATGTTCCTTGATAGCCTTGATAGCCTTGATAGCCTTGATTTCCTTGATCACCTTGCTCTCCTTGGTATCCTTGATTTCCTTGAAAACCTTGGTTTCCTTGAAAACCTTGATCGCCTTGTTCTCCTTGATCACCTTGATTTCCTTGATCTCCTTGAAATCCTTGATACCCTCTAATTCCTTGATAACCTTGTTCTCCTTGATTACCTTGTTCGCCTTGTTCTCCTTGTTCTCCTTGATTTCCTTGAAATCCTTGATCACCTTGCAGTCCTTGATTACCTTGTTCGCCTTGAAAACCTTGATAACCTTGATCGCCTTGATATCCTTGATCCCCTTGATCTCCTTGATAACCTTGATCGCCTTGATAGCCAATTTCTCCTTGATAGCCCTGATCGCCTTGATAACCTTGTTCTCCCTGATCTCCTTGAACCCCTTGAGATCCTTGAAGACCCAAATCTCCTTGGTATCCTTGATAACCTTGATTTCCTTGTTCGCCTTGGTTCCCTTGTTCACCTTGGTATCCTTGTTCTCCTTGGTATCCTTGGAAACCTTGATTTCCTTGAAAACCTTGTTCTCCTTGATTTCCTTGATCTCCTTGATTACCCTTTTGAACCAATAAAGTCCATCCGTTGTTTGGAGGTGTCGCTCCCAAAGACCAACTTCCAACATTGGTCAATTGATACAATGATCCTTGATAAGTAGCAGCATCATTTAAAACATAGGTAGTTAAAGCAGACCATGTGCCAGTATAAGTATAAGGCACATCTCCCTGATAGCCTTGGTATCCTTGATAACCTTGATTTCCTTGTTCTCCCTGATAGCCCTGATTTCCTTGAAATCCTTGTTGTCCTTGGTATCCTTGTTCACCCTGATAACCTTGATCTCCCTGCGATCCTATGCCACCCTGATCTCCCTGTTCTCCTTGAAAACCTTGCAACCCTTGTTCGCCCTGTTCTCCTTGAAAACCTTGAAAACCAGCACCTTGAAAACCTTGTTCTCCTTGATTTCCTTGTACGCCTTGTGTGCCTTGAGTTCCTTGACTTCCTTGGAAACCAGCACCTTGAAATCCTTGTTCGCCTTTTGCACCTACAAATTGAACCCACTGTGAACTATCTGTATCTACAACATATATGTAAAAAATACCAGTTGATGTATCTATCCAAAGATCGCCAGCAGTTGGCGATAATGGAGCAGTTGGACTTGCAGTATAGACACCCCTATTTATGCCTTGATAACCCTGTTGCCCCTGTTCTCCCTGATACCCTTGATATCCCTGATAGCCAGTATCACCCTTATCACCAGTTCTTGCAAAGGTGAGCAATACTTCATCATCATTAGAAAACGAGCCACTTCCAGATAAATAAGAAATTGTAACATCAAAGAAGCTAGGCTCTTGTTCTGAGGAATTGCTTATAGTGTAAAGTGCAAATACTGTAGAGTCATTTTTCTTAGATAATTTGAAATGACCTTTCATAGTGCTTGTTGAAGCAGAGATTGTGGCTAAGAATAGAGAAAGATCTATGTTTGCATTATTTGGATTATCATCAATTATAACATGCGTAGCTGATGCAAGAGAAGCATTGTTAAATCTTATGTAGTTGTCGCCTGGATCATTGATAAAATAATTATTTGTGTCTATTTTATATTCAACTGTTACACCACCAAAGCTACCAGTTGCTCCCTGATATCCTTGGTCGCCTTGATTTCCATAATTGCCTTGATCGCCTTGTAATCCCTGATCACCTTGTGATCCCTGATCACCTTGATTTCCATGTTCTCCTTGGAATCCTTGATCACCCTGTGAACCTTGTTCACCCTGCGAACCTTGATTTCCCTGATCTCCTTGAAAACCTTGAAATCCCTGTTCTCCTTGATTTCCTTGGAATCCTTGCTCACCTTGAAAACCTTGATCTCCTTGATTCCCTTGAAATCCTTGGTCACCCTGATTGCCTTGATGGCCTTGTTGACCTTGTTCCCCTTGAAATCCTTGATCACCTTGATCACCTTGATTTCCTTGAAAACCCTGTTCTCCTTGAAATCCTTGTTCGCCCTGTTCTCCTTGATGACCTTGGAAACCCTGTTCGCCCTGATGACCTTGTATACCTTGATTTCCTTGATGACCTTGAAATCCTTGTTCGCCTAAAATCCCTTGATAACCTTGATATCCTTGAACGCCCTGATGACCTTGAATGCCTTGGTGACCTTGTAATCCTTGATTACCTTGATATCCTTGATCGCCCTTAAGACCTTGTAAACCTTGATGACCTTGTAAACCTTGATTACCTTGTGACCCCTGCAATCCCTGCAACCCCTGATTACCTTGTGGACCAACTTGTGTATACATCACTTGCATTACAGTTGCAATTACTGATGGTATAGCTGGTGCTGGAGATGTAGATGTGTTCCTTAAAAGTTGAATATTAGTATTATCAGTACTCCACATTATTTCTATATATTCATTAGCAGATGTGGTAGTAAAAAGATAATCCCAAGCAGCAACATTAAATGGGTTATTTGAAGTAACATTTACTTTTGTGGCAGAATCAGCAACATCTACGCCATTTAATTTAAACCAAATCTGTACAGTTTGTCCATTACCACCACCGCCAGAATAATATAATTGAGCAGAAAACTGTAGATCATAAGTTCCAGGATGAGCAACTTTAATCTGAGAGTTTGATTGTATAGAAACGCCATTAGCATCTGGCGTATTGTTAAATGTCATCGCATAAGCTGTAGCTGTTGAAGCAGCAGTCTGAGTTAAATCAGAATAGAAAGATCCGTAATAACCTAAAGCACCACCAGCACCAGTAACGCCCTGATAACCCTGTGGTCCAATACCACCAACTTGTGTAAAGGTTATATCATCAGTTCCAATACGAATACTTCCATCTACATTAGAACCAACACTATTTTGCAAAGAAGAAGTATTATTATTTACTGTTCCAGCTACTATAAATAGATAATCGCCATACTCAACTTGAGCAGCGATATGATTATCAAAGTCTGTTGCTCTGATGAGTTTGTATAAAGCAGATGGTCCACCAGTGGCATCAACTGTATAAATACCATTCTGTCTTGCATCAGATTGATTTTTAACTAATATTCTATCACCAACAGCTACAGCAACACTATCAACAGACAAAGCCCCATTTGTAGTGGCTTGAATATAAGCACCAACGCCAGTACCATTAGATGCATCTGCACTTCCAGCAGTGTAAGTTGGGGAATTATTAAGGGCGGTAGTTGTTGCTAAACGAGCAGATGTGTGAGCGTTTTCCGTGTTCTTTGGTCCTTGAACACCTTGGTAGCCTTGATCCCCTTGATAGCCTTGCTCGCCTTGATAACCCTGATAACCTTGGTCACCCTGTGATCCCTGATCTCCTTGATTTCCTTGGAATCCTTGATCGCCTTGATTACCTTGTTCACCTTGAAATCCTTGTTCACCTTGAAACCCTTGTTCTCCTTGAAAACCTTGATAACCCTGATCTCCTTGAATACCTTGTTCACCTTGATAACCTTGGAATCCTTGATGGCCTTGAATCCCTTGTTCTCCCTGTTCTCCTTGAAAACCTTGATGGCCCTGATTACCTTGGAAACCTTGTTCACCTTGAAATCCTTGATCGCCCTGTGATCCTTGTAAACCTTGAAATCCTTGGTTGCCTTGTTCGCCTTGAAAACCTTGTAATCCTTGATCTCCCTGATTACCTTGTTCACCTTGAAAACCTTGTTCTCCTTGAAACCCTTGATAGCCCTGATCGCCTTGTAATCCCTGTTCACCTTGGAATCCTTGATCACCTTGATTGCCTTGGAAACCCTGATCTCCTTGGAAACCTTGGTCACCCTGATTGCCTTGTAAACCTTGTTGACCTTGGTCACCTTTCTGAGCAATCAATGTCCAAAAAGTTCCTTCTGAGGGCGTATCCCCAAGATTGCCACCATTAGAATGAATGCGATACCAAGTTTGCCCTAAATAAGTTGCTATATCACCTATAGCATACGATGCACCGCCACTGTAAGCACCTGTGAAATTCCATAATGCATCTGATCCTTGATTACCTTGAGAACCTTGTTCACCCTGCCAACCTTGATAACCTTGATTTCCTTGAAACCCTTGTTCACCTTGAAAGCCTTGATTGCCTTGATTGCCTTGTTCACCTTGTAATCCCTGATTTCCTTGTGATCCTTGATCACCTTGGAAACCCTGTTCACCTTGATCACCTTGAAAACCTTGTTCTCCTTGGCCACCTTGATCTCCCTGATTTCCTTGTGAACCTTGATCGCCTTGCGAACCCTGTTCTCCTTGATCACCTTGGTCACCTTGGTCACCTTGATTTCCTTGTGATCCTTGTGATCCTTGATTACCCTGTGATCCTTGATAACCTTGTGAGCCTTGGTTCCCTTGAAAACCCTGATAGCCTTGCGAACCAACAAGACCAATAGACAGAGTAACAAAATCTTCGTTATTTATTACTCCGTATGTACTAACTAGTGTCACATTAAATATTACATAACTTCCATCTACAGTATCATTTGTTGCAGTACCATCTACGCAAGAAGTTATTTGATAAGTAACATATGTTGAAGGATTGGCTTGATGGGTTAAAGTTAAATAACCACTCTGAATACTTAAAAATAAATCATGTAGGGTAGTATTTATTCCGTATGGATTATCATCTACTTTAACCTGAGTAGCCGAAGTAAAAGGATCAGCATTAAAACTTATATAGTCATTAGTAGGATCAAGATCTGTAAGAGTTGTTGTATTTACCTTGTATGTCCAAGACAATGCAGCAATTCCACGCTCGCCTTGATCTCCCTGATTTCCTTGCGAGCCTTGTTCGCCTTGCCAACCTTGATAACCTTGTTCCCCTTGTGATCCTTGATTACCCTGTTCTCCTTGATTACCTTGATCTCCTTGATTTCCCTGTTCACCTTGTTCTCCTTGAAAACCTTGGTCGCCTTGATCTCCTTGATCACCCTGATTTCCTTGTGAGCCTTGTTGACCTTGTTCTCCTTGAAATCCTTGGTCGCCTTGATTTCCTTGAAATCCTTGTTCACCCTGCAATCCTTGGTCGCCCTGCGATCCTTGGTCGCCTTGATTTCCCTGTGATCCTTGATCTCCTTGTAAACCTTGTTCACCTTGAAAACCCTGATCACCCTGATCACCCTGTTCTCCTTGAAATCCTTGTGAACCTTGATCTCCTTGATCTCCCTGATTACCTTGTTCGCCTTGGAAACCTTGTTCTCCCTGATTACCTTGAAAGCCCTGTTCTCCTTGAAATCCTTGATTGCCTTGTAAGCCTTGGTCACCTTGAAAACCTTGGTGACCTTGTAAACCTTGATCACCCTGATTTCCTTGAAAACCTTGTTCTCCTTGAAACCCTTGATGTCCTTGGTTTCCTTGTTGTCCTTGGTAACCTTGATTACCTTGCTCACCAACTTTTCCTGCAAGACAAATTGAAAGAGTGTCGTATGTTTTAAATCCAGGACTTGAAGAATGCGTAACAACTGCAACTATATTCCCTGTTGTGGGATTATAGGAAGTTATTCGCATGTACTGTATAACATTATCAGTTGGTGCGTATACAGACAGTGTTTGTCCAGCACCAAATGATAAACCTGTTGCTATAGGACTTTGATAATAATTTTCACCAACTGTTTGAAAATAATATTCGCCTGTGTTTTGCGTAGTGCAAATTAAAGGTGTTGTACCTTGAAAACCCTGATCACCCTGTGATCCTTGGTCACCCTGATTGCCTTGATAACCCTGTTCACCTTGATTTCCTTGTTCCCCTTGAAAACCTTGTTCGCCTTGGTGTCCTTGTAAGCCTTGTAAGCCTTGTAAGCCTTGTAAGCCTTGTTCACCTTGCAATCCTTGATCGCCTTGATCTCCCTGTGATCCTTGATTGCCCTGTTCACCTTGAAAACCTTGTCTTCCTTGAAACCCTTGATGACCTTGATCACCCTGTTCTCCCTGATGGCCTTGAAAACCTTGTCTTCCTTGAAAGCCTTGATGGCCTTGCCAACCTTGATCTCCCTGATGACCTTGAAACCCTTGTCTTCCTTGAAAACCTTGGTTTCCTTGTAAACCTTGTAACCCTTGCCTTCCTTGAAATCCTTGTGATCCTTGTGATCCATTTGTTCCTTTTTCAGCAAAAATTGTCCACCAACTATTTTCCGCAGGGGTAACTCCGTCAATAGTTGATATGCAAATCCAAGACGAACCACCATATGTAACCACATCATTTACATAATATTGTGAACTAGGGTTATAGGCTCCACGAAAAGTAAGCCCAACACCAATAGACCCTTGATTACCTTGGTCACCTTGATCTCCTTGTAGACCTTGTTCACCCATTTGTCCTTGATGTCCTTGAACACCAATCATTCCTTGTAAGCCTTGGGAACCTTGAAAACCCTGTTGACCTTGCGATCCAAGAAGATCTGATGTGATAAAATTTTCACCATCAAAAAAAACGGCTTGTCCAGAGGCTGGTACTCCAGAAAAGTCGTCTTGATCTTGTATTCTTGTTATGTTTCTTTGGAAATGCATATTTTATTTTCTCCAAAGATAAATACACCATCTTTTAAGTAATGGCTGGCCACTTTTTAATGGGGCAATCTTGAGTAGCCCAACTAGCTTTTATCTTCAAGTTGCACCCACACTTTGTGCATGTCCAATTTGGGCTATCTTTATTAACTTCTGGACATGTGTCACAAACATCAAGCCTAATTTTTAATTGCTCGTCTGAAACTTTTGGCATACCAGAAGCAACATGCTTAACAGCAGCCTTTGCAAAATTGGCAGCTTTTTCAAAAATATTAGGTTCTTTACTCATAGCACTCTCCTTAAGATTTTATCCTGTGCTATTGTATTAAAAAAAACGACCCCAGTAAATACTGGAGTCGCTATTTTTTTTAAAAAACATGGTCTTAGAGTTGACCAATTAGCACCCTACGGTTATCAAGAACAGCGAAGCCGTGTTCTCCGAAACCATACATGCCCATTCTACGCTGACGATGGAAAGTTGGGTCTTCAAATACTTCGATATCCTGACGAACAGGCATAACAAAGCTATCTGATTTTTCAAGATCAAGACCAACAGCAATTTCCAATTTGCCGTCAGAAAAAGTTCCGCTAAGAACATTTTCATAGTAGTCATTGTAAGCTTGACCAACACCGAGTTCATCGATGTCGTGAAGGTTTACGCCAAAAACTTTGGTCAAACCATAGTCTTGACTTACGAAGATTTCACGCCTTGTGAAATCGTCAGCTTCACCAATATCCCAACTACGAACATCTTCCATAGATTCTGGAGAGAGATATAGGTCAGTAAGCTTACCACGATTAATGGAAGTGCTATTACCACCACCATTCCTACGCATAGAGGTTTTCATAAGAGCTACAAGCCTCTTGCTGAAAACGCCATCTGTGGCAGCAGCGTCATAAACGCCAATTCCACGACCTACACCAGCAGCGAGGATAGTGTGCCAGCCATCGTTGTTCATTTTACGAACAAAGGAGGCTTCAAGAACTTGAAGAGCACGACCAACTAGATCCCAACGAGCATCCCTAGCATATCGCAAGGAGAAATCGATAGAAGAACCAACTTCGAAAGTTGGAACCATTACGAAGTCACCTTCAACATGTCGTTCTGGAATCTTGCCCTGAGAAGGAATCGTATAAGCAACGAAATCTTTTTCAGAACCAGGAGCAAGGAAATCTAATGGGAATTCAATAGATGTACCTGGCTGGAAATTGATAGGTTCAAAGATGCCACCAATGATGTCACCGTTGAGAACGCCTTGTCGCAAAGGAAGGGTTAGTGCCTTTGCAAGTTCGGCTTGAGCAGCAGTCGCATGTTCAAATTGATTGCTTCCAGACTGTTTAAGCAATTCAATCATTTCGGGTGTTGGCTTTTTCATGTTCTTATCTCTCCTTATTAGTTTGGAAGTTCAACATAAACTTTAACATAACCGTTTTCGTCTTTTGCACCAGCAAAAGTTCCAACTCTAGGAGTGGCAACTTCACCACCACTAGCGGAAACAGTTGGGGTTAACAAACCACTAACTGTCAAATAAGCCTTGTCACCAACGGTAGGGTTACCAGTTACTTTATCAGTAACAACATAACCTTTTCGAAGAAGTGGTGCTTTTTCGCCAATTACTTGTTCATCTTTGTGAAAGTTACGGTGAACCCTTGTTTGATCAATGTCAACAAAGTTTGCCAAGCTAAGGCCAGCAACCTTATAGCCCGAAGGACTACCAGATAGATAGCTGCAAAGACCTGGGGTTACAATGCCAGCACCAGAAGCAGCAGTTCCATAAATAAGAACTGTGCCTTTTTCGTGGACATCATTACAAACCAACGAAATGTCGGTTTCATTAATCAAGCGGTCTGGTTTAATTGCCATTAGATTTCTCTCCTTATGCTGTGGCGTGTTTGTCTAAACCAAAATACGAAGCAATTTGCGATGCTACTTGTCTGACTTCACTAGCCACCTCAGAAGTTGCAAGAGCAGCATCATTCTTAACTTCTGCGGTATCCAAAACGGAAATTGAGGCTTTACTAGCTGCTGGATCTTCTTCCATATTGTCTTCTTCTTGATTCTTCATATCCTTCTTTTCAGAAGGATCTTTAGTTTCAATTTCGACTTCTACTTCAGAACCAGCTTTTTTATACTCAGACATTTTTTTGTTCATGTACTCTGACTGATAGCTTACGCTTGAAGCAAAAGCTTCATCAGCAAGAGATTCTAAAGAGTTGACTACATTAATAGCCTCATCTTTATTCATGCCCATCTTTTCCATTACCATAGAAAGACGGTCATTTGCTTTTTTGTCTTTCTTCATAGTGCCAAGTTCATTGGACACAGCATCATAAGAAGTCTTGAGTTCTTCAAGCATCTTTTTAGCTTCTGCCAATTGATTGGCCATGTTTTCTTTTTCTTTGTTTAACATGCCAGATTCAGCATGAAAATCTTCAACTTTCTTATTGGCTTCAGCCAACGAAACATTGAGGTCTTCAAGTTGTTTTTGCATGTCCTCAAATTGATTCTCATTATCTTTCATTTGATCTATCTCCTTTGAAACTATAGTCTCACCTAAATGATACCCCGAATTTGATTTAAAAGCTTCTGTTTCTTGAAAAATAACACTTTCTGGATTAGCTGGCTTGCGAACAAGACCATTACCAGAGAATGTAATATTCTTTAACAGCCTACCAATTTTCATATCTTTATATACGCCATTACCGCCATAAGACCTAAGATATTTGGTTAAAAATGCTGTTTCTTCATTTCTTGCTACAACTCTAGAATTTGCACCTTCGATTATTGCATAGTCAAAAGCGGTAAATAAAGCTTCCATTGAAACAAACCATTTCCCCTGCGAAATTTCAGAAAGAATCTCATTCATTCTTTGTTGTTTTTCTGCATCTTCCCAATATTTGTAAAGAACAGCAGATGTTGCAATGTGAAATTTAGAAGGCAGTTCGTCTATTGTGATACCGTCAGGTATTTTACTGCCATCAACATTAATTGCATTGCAAGATGTTATATGGCCGATTATTTGACTTTGATCATGCTCATAATTGAAAGGCTTATCTTCTGGACTAGTTCTTGCCACCCAAACTTCTGCACGATCAAAAACATCATCGTTTTTGTTCCAACCAGTTGTAACAAGAATAGATTTTAAATAATGTAAATCTACTTGCCCTTTATTTTCAGCAATTGCTTTATAATCTGAAACCTCAAAAGGAATGCAGTCTTCTATTGCTACACAAGACGATATTGTAAGACTAGAAGAAATCTTGTCTTTTAAACCATCTTCTATTTCGGCTTTGTAAATAGCTATATTATTCATTGTTCTGTACCTCAATAGCGTTTAAAAATTTCTTCAAAAATAAATCAGAATTTTTGTGTGATACTATTTCGCCATTTTTTATAGTTTGTCTTCCATCATCGCTCACAATTTCCATTGTGTATTTATAACTGTTAGTTATATCCCTATAAATAAATATTGAAAATATGTCTTCTATTTCAGAATTATTAAAATAAAATTCCAATTTAGATTTTTTAGTATCATAATTAACAATTATTTTTGCCATTACAATCTCCTAAAATAATACACCGAAAAAAATTCAAAACAATTCTGATAAAACTCATACTACCAGAAACATAACAATTAATTGTAGTGTTTTTTGGAATATATTTTATAGGAAACGGAATCATGTTCTCTGAAATATGATCATGCTCAAAAGCTATTCTGTTATAATTAGACATTGCTGTTAAAAAATTATCTATTTTTTTAGAGGCTAAACTTCTTTTCCATATTAATTCTAATATGTTTGGATCATTTTTTTTTACAAAAGGAGGCCAATAATCTTTATTACTACATATAGCAAAACAGTTTGTGTGAAATGCATCTGGCGACCAATAAAAAACAACACCGTTTGCACCACGATTCATTTCATTTATCATTAAATCAAAACCATAATTAGTTATAATTATATCTGATGCTTGAACTATGCAGAAAGAATTTGGATAAGTCCTAAAGACATTTTCTAAACCAAGTCTTATGTTATTCGCCTCATAAAAAGTTGTTGCTACCTTTAAATTTTCTCTTGGTAAAACATGTCTTGTTATTAATAATTCTATTATTTTATCTTCAATCAATTCATTCAATAACCAATATCTACTTGGTTCTGGATCTGCCCAAACTACAAATATGCTTGGAAAATTATTTGCAAAGATACTTTTAGATTTAATATTTTTTATCGAATTAACAAATTCATAGTACCTTCTATGCAATGTTATCAGTATCACCGTTTTCATATGGCATCTCATTTACTCTGTAAATCGCTATTGATGATGCCTCAATCTTTCTTCTCATTTCAGTATTTGGTTGAGTACCTTCTTTTTCTATGTATTTTTTAGTTGCTATACTGACAATAGTTCTTATTTTTAAAGGTATTTCCATATTTGTAGATATTATTCCTTTAATTAAATCCTTGTCTACTTTTTGGTCTGCTTCAATTTGGCAGAGTATATGGAACTTTGTTTTTTCTAAGCTTTCAAATTCTTGAGATGAAAGCTCTCTAAGATTTTTTTTGTTTAAAGAAGATAAATAAGCAGCGTTAACATGCTCAGATATATTTTTTTGACAAAGCTCTGCCCATGCCATTGTATCTACTAATCTAGCAGCAGTTTTTGGAACAATGACTTTCTTTTTTCTTTTTTCAGAATCTTTAACGCCAACTGGTCTTCCTTGTCCAGAAATTCCTTTTGGACTTTGAGAATTATCTTCTGTAGTTGGTTTAGGTTGATCAATCACAGGTGCTGGAGTTTGAACATCTATACCAAAATCTTTTGGTGACATTATACCCATTTGAACCCACATCTTTTTAAGATCATCTTCAACTTGTGGATTATGCCAAGGTCCAGCTTTCTTAGGTATTTTACCACTTTCTCGTTTACGCATTTCACGCTTTCTTCTGACGGTTTCAATCTCAGGAATAAGATCAAACCTTTCTTGAATTGCTTCTTCGCTAATAAGATCACGATCCATAAGATCAATAAGCAATCTTTTTTCAGCAGCTTCATCAGAAAGTGTATGTTGGTCAAATACAATTTGGGCTGGAACTTTAAATCCCATAGCCTGTTGAACAAGCTTGATTTCTTTATCCCAAAACGCAATCATTAAAGAGCGACCATAATCAAGTCTTTCAATCAGCGTTCTTAAGCTGATATAATTATTTGAAAATCCTTGCCCTGCTGGTAAACCAGTTAAAGATGGGGGTATACCCAATCCAGCAAATATTGCATTTAAAATTGGCTTGTATTTTTCTTCGCCTAAAAAAGCTGCAACATCAGTTGATGTTTCTTTAAAATCTAATTCTGGACCCCAAATTAAATCTATTGAACCACCACCAACATTGTTCATAAGCATGTCTGCCAAACGACCTATGGCTGTTTCAGTTGGCAAAATCTTGTGTTCAAGCGAGCCTAATTTCCACACACGAATATGACTAACAGCACCATCTAATGCTGCAAGATCTGCAAGCTTCATCTTCTTAAGCATCATTAAGTCTTCAAGTATGCAATATGTCATGGGCCTTGCCCAAACTTGCCAATCATCTCTTTTATAATAAATAGCACTAGTCTTATCTGCTGGAAGAGGTAAAGCTTTACCGCCCTGAGATACAGATGTTAAACTCTGCAAAGAAATTCCAGCAACCAAATCTTTTTCAATAGTATCTTTTGGATTTTTTATTTTTTTCAGCAAAGATTCTGGAATTCTAACGCCATACCTAAATGAATTTGGCCCAAGAAATGGAACTAATTCTTCGCCAAAAACTTCTATGGTCACTGGGTTATATATGGTATATCCCCAAGGTATTTCATTTTTAGGAGATGATATTGATTCTCCAACTGGTATGTCTGCTGCTAAACCTTTTTGTAGGTTTTCAACATCTGCATTTTTTAACTTTGCAGTTGATCTCTTTACAATCACATTACCAGATCTATAAAGCATATTTAAAATACGCTCAGTTCTTTCTGCCCCATTTATTTTTGAAAACCATTCTCTATAAAAAGTTTGTATCTTTTCATTTGGATGAACAAGATCAATGCCCTGACAAGCAAATTCTGCCATCATATCTATTACATTACGAACTATGCCTATACGCTCATATGCTTGCATACATGCAGAAATAATATCTTTTTCTAAAGTAGGTATGCTTTCGCCTGGTCTAAAAAAGTCATAATCCCTACGATCAAATGATTCACGAATAGAGACATTTCCGGGTAATATATTTTGAAAAGCTGTGCCAGCCTTAGAAGTATGATGAAGTGAATCAACATACGCAGATTTTGCAAATGCTGCCTCTTTTGATTTTGGATCATTTTCATCCCAAGTAACAAATAACGGTTTTTCTTCTGACATATTTCACCTAATCTGATTGTAATCTGATTACTCTAAAATATTATTACACCTTGTAGGGATAACTGTACCATAACTAGCACTATTCTTCGTAGCTTGTTTAAACCATTCTGGACCAATATACATAGGTCCACCATTGTTCTTAGTCTCTACAGATGATGCAAAACCACCAGCTTGTATATATTCTTCTTGAACTTCAATCCTTTGAAACATTCTTCCAACCATGTTTGCCATCAAAAGAGCAGAATACCTATCTTTCCTAATCCTGCTTTTTTTACCATCAACATCTCTACTTTCTGGAGTATCCCAACGATCTCTTCCAGCAACAGTTTGTGTATGAACGATGCTGGCCAATTCGTCTTTTAACTCTTCTATATCCATAACACAATCTTCTAGCGTATCATACAAATTTGTTAAATCTTCTTTTCTTCCAGCAGCAATATCTTCTTCTTCTGCAAGAGTTATTGATACTGGATCAAAGAATGGGAAAAGTAAAACTTTATCTTCCATATCTTTACGAAGACCATGATTAGCCTCTAAAACCCAATTGCCATCTGCAAAATTAATCATTTGAAGAATATGCTCACCACGCTTATCATCTGTGTCTTTTGATTTGTTGGCTTCTATAACTCTATATATTGGTGATTCTGCCTCATTAATTCTATTTGGGTCTTGTAAACCTTCCTCTATGGCAACACCGCCACCTTGACTATCAAGTGCTATTCTCACCATATTCGGAAAGGCTTTTGTTAAATCCCTGATTTTTCTACAGCAGTAACTGTAAAAATCTTTTTCTTTTGCAATACCCTTGTTCATTTTTTGTTTAAACGCACTTCTATTAGTTGTCCAACAGTAAACTATTCTTCTATGATCTGCATGTAAAGCCAACACAATTACAGCAAAATTATCTCTTTCAGAAGCTGGATCGATTGCCATAACATGTTGTACAGAGCCATCACCAAGTAAAGAAGCATGGAAGACTATTTCTCCATCTGCTAAACTTATTGGGCTTTCTGGCTTTCCAACAATACAAGATTCAATTAAACTTCGTTTAAAAAAACCATCAGAATCAGTAGCAAATGTAGCACCATACTCGATTAGATAATTCGCTTTCGTACTATTTATTCTAGCAGATGTTATCTGTTTGGCATCCATAAAACCAACAGGAAGTATTTCTACTGGAAGTCTTATTATAGAATAATCTCTCCAGTCAAACCCAGTTGGTATTGCCCCTTGAAAAATTTCTTCTAGAGCCTTTTTTTCGCCATTGCTTTCAATTATCCTTTTATAATTCGCCCATGTTTTATAGAAGTGATTAAAAGAATAGTAGGCAGTACCAGCAACAATGTTCTGGTTGCTTCTAAGTATTTTGCTTTCCTGTGCTTCATCTTCATCGGTCCAAACACCAAGCTGTTTCATCAATCTTATTTTTGCTTGCCTATGAACTTTCTCACTTGGATTAGATGCTACGCTAGAAAAACCTCTTACCACATTTTGATAAATGTCTTCTCTAATAGAAGCGAACTCGTCACAAACTGTATAGTTAGCTCTTTGACCTCTAATCTTTTCACCTGTTCCCAATGGCAATGCCATAGCAACACTTTCACCAACAATCATTTCACATCTATCTATATCTCGTCTTGGGCCTTGATCTCTATTATTTCTTCCTTTACCAACACCACATATATCTCTATAGATAACGCCATTCGCCCATAGACCTTCCATGTATTCAAATATAACTTTACTCTGCCTAAATACTTTGCCTATGATTGCAATCTTACAACCCTGAGTAAACAAAAGTCTGAGCATAGAGTATAATGCAAGAATATAACTTTTACCCGCACCACGACCAGCGATGATCATTGGGAATGGNCTTTTCCAAAGCTCTTTAAGTATAATGTGCTGAAAAGGAAATATGTCTATCCCAAANAAAAGCTTNCATGTAAAAGGAAAGTAGTCTGGATTTCTCATAACTTTTAGCAAGTAAATGTCTAATCTTTCCATGTCCGATTTGGAAATGTTTTTTAATGGATGAATATTTGTTAAAGGCAAATCAACTATTTTTTGAATATCGTTGATATCAGTCAATGGGCTAACAGCAAGCATTTCTTGCTCAGATAGCATCCATGCCCGATCAATTATGCTCTTTAATTTCTCTTGGTCCTTCATTTTCAATCACTCTTTTAAATATTGATGAAGCAACAGTTTGCCCATGATTTTCTGCAAAGATAATTTTAACCTTATGCTTAAGTTCTATTTCAATTAATCTTTTAAGTAAGAAAAACGGATTTAATTTTACACTCTTCATCTTATAGTATGGTATTCCAGAACCTTTAGGGTATTTAATTAAATCATCCATAGAAAACTCTAAGATCATAAATGCATATTTAAAAGACTCCATTCTTTCTAGTTCTCTTTCAAATCTATCTTCAACTAAATTTGTTGCCAATTCTGCAATAGAACCTTTTCTTTCTATGGTTAATATATCTTGATATCCCTCTATGGAATAATCACCAGTCTTTAGTGTTCCAGATACAGTTCCATCGCAAGCTTTTGCTGGCATAAAAGTCCAGCCATTTTGCTCTCTAGTATCTCTAATTACTTTATACTTTGTGTCCATCTATATCGCTTTCGACCATCTCTTTAACAAGAAGATCAAAATTATAACCTGGTTTCCACTTAAGGGCTTTTACTGCCTTTTTTGATATTCCACGAAGAGCATCAACCTCAAATGGTCTTTTTAATGTTGGATTTAAAGCAACATGCTTTTTCCAATTTCCCAAATCTGCATGTTTAAAAGCAGAGTTTAAAAAATCTTCTACAGAGTAAGTACACCCAGTAGACACTACAAAGTCATGTGGCGAATTTAATTGAAGCATCAAATACATTGCTTCAACATAATCTTTTGCATGACCCCAATCACGCAAAGAGTCTATATTACCAAGCTGCAACTTTTCTTTTGTCTTCCCATTTTTATATCTTCCTATCCAAGATGTTATTTTTCTTGTGACAAACAATTCACCACGCCTTGGCGATTCATGATTGAAGAGTATGCCCGAACAAGCATATAAGCCATAAGACTCTCTGTATATTTTTACCAAATTGTGGGATGCCAGCTTCGCAACCCCATATGGCGAATTAGGTATCATTGCAGTGAGTTCGTCTTGAAAACAATTCTTGTCAATAAAATCTTCTCTGCTAATAGCAGTTTTAGACTCAACCCTAGTACCATCAATAGGACTAAAGTAAGAGAAACAGGAACCATACATTTCACTCGTAGAAGCCTGATAAAATCTTGAAGATTTTGAAAAGTTTAAAATTCCATTTAAAACATTCAATGTTCCCATCAAATCTACATCAATCGTGTAGTTCGGTTGCGTAAAAGAATCGCCCACATGACTCTGTGCTGCCAAGTTGTAAATTTCCGCTGGATTACTCTCGGCTATAGTGCTGAAAACGAAAGATTGATCACATATGTCGCCCCTGACCATAGTGAATCGTTTGTGTTTTAAGCATTTTTCGAGTCTATTCGTATTATCTACGGAAGACCTTCTTGCTATCGCTAAGACATCATAACCCTTCCTCAAAAGCATTTCGCACAGATAAGATCCATCTTGTCCAGTTGCTCCGAACACTAGTGCTGTTTTACTCATCTTCTTTTTCCTTTGGTGCTAAAACTGGTAGATCCTGACTACCATCTTCAAATGTATGAACGCTAGTTAGTTTTTTCTCTTCTTTTTTAGTCGCCATCTTCATAGTTTCCATACTGCCACCTATTAGATCACGCTCTTCTTCATTCTGAAGCTTCTTGATTATCGACAAGTATGTCTCTTTAGATGACTCAATCCTTGTTACACGCTGATCTCTGGTCGCCTTTAAATCTTTGAGTAGTGCCTGATGTTTTTCCTCAAGTTTTATATACTCTGTAGAGCGAGCTTGTTCAGATGCTTTAGCTGCTTGTATTTGAGTTTCCAAGTTCAACAAGTAAGTGCGGTCTGTATCAGACATTTCATCTGGAGAGCTAAATCGCCCCATGTACTGTTCTTGTTGTCTGACTAATCGCCCAATATCTTTCGCTGCATTCCTTTTGCCCTTGGCATTCCTATGCATCATTATCTCAAACTTGATAACCAAAAATATTTGTGTTTCCTCAGTTACGAGCACATCTTCTCTGAACTGGGCCATGTACTTTACATACTGCTCTTCAAAGTACTCTAGCTCATCCTCATCCATCTCTTGCCTAAGTTGCTTCCACGCTTTACTGCTTCTTAGCTCACCAGCCTTTTCCTTTAATTGCAAATCTGCAATATAATCCACAATCATATCCTCAGACTTATTTATTTTAGCAGAGAGATCTGAGAGAGACATTGATTGGTGGTTCGTAGCTATATAATCACGGTCAGTTTTATTCAGCCTTTTTCCTGCCACTTATAATCTCCTTAATTGATTCTTCTATTTTAAATCTTTTGGCTTTTGGCACTGGTTCGCCATTCTTCATTCTAATATAAGTTGATCTAAGTTCAACATCTAGATTATTATCTATAAGCTCTAAACATTCAGCTATGTTTGCATCATCTACAACAGATTGATTTAGTCTCATAGCCTTTTCTGTATCATCAGTGTTCTGTATATCTTGTGGTCGCATCAAGTTTTGCTTAGATGAGTTTCTTCTTTTCCAAGAGATGTACTTCTGGCAAACTGAGCCATCTGGATGCCTACCGTGTTCTGAACAGATTTTGCAGGGAGAGTCTGTGCGATGGTATTTGTCACGCTTGAAATTTATTAGCCGATTTCTTATGTGCGTGTACAAGAAATTTTCCAGTGGGCGAGATGGGTCATAACGAGGTAAAGCTTCTAAACCAAAAATATAAGCTTCTTGTCTTATGTCATCACTATCATAATAACCAAACATAAATGTTGTAGCAAGGAGGGCGATTGCCTTATCCATTGCCGTCATCACTTGCTTTTCCGTCAGTCCGTGAGGATAGATCATTTGTTTTAGTTTCCAAAGAACTAGTGTTTGCGACTATCCTAATTAATGCTTCATCCTCAGAAGGATCTGGCTCAATTGGAGTTAAAATATCTCCGTGAGCAACTATTCTTAATTCTGTCTCTATCTTTTGTGGCGTATTCATTATTGATTTCTCCTGTGTATTAATTATAATACATTATGGAAAAATTGCTAGTCCAAGCTTATGAACGGTTTGGAGATAATCTTTGTTCCGCCGGTGCAATATCTCAAATAAGAGATGCAGAAATAATTGTATGCACAAGTAGAAAGTTTGATTGTGCTCTATTAAACATGCCCAATGTTAAAAAGCTTATCTATATGGATAACCCCTCTGCTCATGCTTTTGCCAGAGAGGAAAAATATAAAATAATAGACACGACCATAAGTGGAATACCGGCTCAGGTTAATCAATTAGATGCAAGAGTTCCTATGCACCTAAAAAGACATGGGTATGATTATATAAAAGATGGTCCTGCTTTTTTTCCAACAAAAGAAGAATTAGATTGGGCAGAAGAATTTGTAGGGCGATTTAATGATAAACCATTGCTTGGGGTCGAATCACATTTTTCAAGTCATCAAAGCTATATAGATAAACACTTTGGCGATAAGATAGTAAAAAAATACTGCAAAGACTACCACATTTTATGGTTGTGCAATGGCAACTATCCATCGAGCAAAGCGAAGATTGTAGATATGGGCGAATTCAATCGAAGGCAAATTTCGACATTGATGCCTAAGCTTTCTCTTTTGGTTTCATCCTTCTCTGGATTTTATTGGGCTAGCAGATGTTTTGAGAGTAAGCCGAAGGCTTACCTATTAGTAAACAAACAATTTATGAGTTGGGCGAAATGCGAAACAACAGAGTTCATACCACAAGACAAGTTTGACCAGTGGGCGAGTAAACCAAATGATTGACAAATCTACCAAAAAAGTTATCTGCGATTTCATACTCAAGAACTATTACCGAATGTCACTTCAAGAAATGGTTGACACCTTGAGGAAAGTACTCCTTATAGATATTTGTGTAGCTACAATTCGCAACATGATGCCCGAAGTAAAACGCAAAATTGGTCGAAGAAAGAAGAAACTTTAGGGCCGATTTGCCTAGAATGGGTAGTACATTTTTATAATAGTTGGCTTGTTAAGTGTACATGCCCCCGGGTTTGGACACCCCCTGCCAGAATGGCAGTCAATTTGAAAAAACCCCGCCAATATGACAGACGGAAAACCCGTCACCTGCCACAATGACAAACTTTGGGAATATTTTAAAATTAACTTAAATTAATCTAGACTTATTCCGAATAGATATTAGAATGATATTATGGTAATTGAACTTCTCAGTTACTAAACTTTTTACAAGGATGATGATTATGGATAATTCAGTTTTCGGTTGCGATGTTAACCTAGTAACTTCTAAGCTGATTGCAGTAGCTTCAAAAAAGCTTAATCAGTCGCAAGCAAGCGAACTTGCCCACGATGTTGTTGGAAGTGCTTATATTACCTTTGACCGTAGCCAATCGGATGTTAGCTTTGAAAAGTTTATTTGGGTAGTTTATAAGAATAAGCTTAATGATGAACTTCGCAAGAAATATGTAAGAAAAAACACTACTTCCCTATCTTGTGAAGATAGTCTAGGTAAGATTCAAGATCCTATTAACACTAGTGAAGATCTAGTAGCACAAGTTCAAACGCAAGCCCAAGAATTGCTTGACGATGCTATGATTACCTTGCAAGAATACAATATCATTATCATGAAAGCTTGTCGCTTTACTAATCAAGAGATTGCTAAGGAATTGGAATTATCAGAAGGTAGAATAAGCCAAATTTGGAATGAACTCAAAGACGCTTTCAAGAGGGAGGATTAAGTAAGATAGGAAAGATAGGGGGGGAGAGAGATCTCCCCTCAAATTTTAACTTGCCAGTATTACCTAAACTGGCGGGCTTAGGGAAGCTATGGAGTTTGGCTAAGTTCGGGCCGATTGTATTACCTAATCATACCCATTCAAAATTGGATATATTTATCCTATTATCTTTTTAAAATTATTTTAAATACTTTTTAAATTCTACTAAATAATTAATGGGCTTAAGCGAATAGAATAGCATAAGGGAAACAATGAGTTATACCTTAAGGGATTAAAACAAGGAAAGAAACGATGTTAGTATACAATAGCAATAGCCAAGGCCAGTACGATATTTGGGATGAAAAGATTGAACTTGTAACGACATTCAAAAATGGCACAAGATTAAGCAAGAGGATTTTAGCGACATTAGTCAATACAGTAGATAGTGAGAGAGAGGCACAAGCTTTTATCGCAATGGAGAAAAATATGATTGCACGATTCGAAGCTGAAGAATGTCTTAGGGAAGAATATGAAAATAATTTAGAATCTTACTAAATAATTTAGCCTATCAAACGAATAGATAGATAGGCGGGCAAGGTTAAGATAGTCACCTAATTAAGCACTATCACAATAGTTTAGCACAAGGATAGTAAAATGATTAAGATTGAGAACGGTACGGTAAGTGGTGTATTCGCTGAAAATATCGGTAAGAAAATATCGATAAACAAGTATAGTCAAGCGGATAGTAAAGTAGACGGTTTTAGATTCGGTACACTAGAACGAATAGCTAAGTCTAAAAATGGATACTATATTTTAGTATCGTACAATGAAGGTAATCATCATGGAGAAAAAACGATATCGGCTTATTCTCTCAAATACATAGTCGATGGAGTAATCCACGATTAATAAAATAAAAAAAGTTTTTCCTGTTTTTTCCTAAATAAAAGCAGGGGGCAAACGAATAAGTATATAGGTAAGGTAACACTAACAAGGAGAGTACGATGGACAGTGACGATTGTGAGATGATTATTTGGGAAGATATGGGAGATGGTAGTTATGAGGCATGGGAGCCTAGTATCACGCTAGAATGCGAAGATACACCGATAGTAGTAGATTGGGATATTCTAACACAAGGAGAGTCGAATGTTTAATACATATAATCCTTACATATGCAATTGGGAGACTGAGATAGTCAAGGCTAAGAGAATGTCAATTGCAGGGCTAATAGCTAGTATAGCTGATTGCCAAGAATGTATAGCCAATGGGATTGATACCTATGGCAAGTATGTAGATCAAATATCGATATATCGTAAAGAATTACAAGGAAGGAAGGTGTCAAGATGATAGTAGCTACAATCGGATTTATTGTTTATTGTATCTGTTTTTGGCAAATGGTTGTTTATATCAATAAGCCACCAGAATATAACAGGAGGGGCGAATAATGGAAGCAATGATAGGTGCAATAGCCGGTGTGTTTGTAGGATTACTTATAGTGCTATTTGGAGAATACTAACATGCTAATGATGGTATCTGCTTTAGTTGCTTACATTGTTACCATAATGGTATGTAACATTGAATAGTAGCCGTAAGGCTGGCAATGGCTTGCCATCGCAAGATGGTGAGCCGGGCCTTTAGGCCAAAAAAAAGTAATACGGAGTATTACCTAAGCTGTCAAGCTTGAAAAGTAATACGAAGTATTACCCATATTAACAAGTTCGAAATAGGACATGTTTATCCAATTATCTTTTTAAATTATTTTTAAAATTCTACTAAATAAAATCGGTACATAAACGAATAATATAATATAAGGAAGCTTGAGGGTAATGCTTAACCCGCCATGCAAATGAGTATGGAATAGGGGATGCGGAACGCCTATAGCTTTATGGATATAACATAGTATAACAAAATATATTTAAAATAATTCTATATTCTATTAAATAAAAATCATAGTTAAACGAATAAGATAGCATGAGGATAACTAACACTAAGGAAAAGGAAAGTAAGATGAGAATGGAATTGCAAACGATTGACGATGTTAAACCAAATAGGATAACGATCAAGACTTCGCAAACGGAAAAAATGCCTTGGGAAAGTTGGGACTTACCTGCATGGCTATGTCAAACAGGCAGTAAGTTAGTAAAGGTTAAAGGTAGTATCTGTAACGGTTGTTATGCCCTTAAGGGTAGATATATCTTCGGCAGTAAGAAAAAAGCCGATCTAGCAAGAATGGAACAAATAGGGGGAAGTTTACAAGACTGGCAAGATTCTTTTATCGAATACTTCCAAGGTAAGCTTAAGAGACTTAAGCAAGAGAAAAGATATTTTCGATGGTTCACTAGTGGGGATTTACAATCGGTAGATATGCTGCTTGCAATAGCTAACATAGCTAAAGCAGTACCAGAAATCAAGTTCTGGCTACCCAGTAAAGAACATGGCATGATTCGTGAGTATCAATCTCTATACGGTGAATTTCCTGCTAACCTTATTGTTCGTGCAAGTATGTTTATGGTAGATCAAGTTCCAAGTAGTGGACTAGGCTTGCCAACTAGTACAGTAATAAGCACACCAGTTAATGCAGATATTCGACATGAGAATGTTTGCCCTGCAAGCTTAAGATCATTCAACGGTGAAGCTAAAGTTAATTGTGACGATTGTCGCAAGTGTTGGGATAAAGATTACAAAAATGTAGCATACATATACCACTAAGGGGGAAGTAAAATGTGTTCATACTATACTTGGTTTTATCCCGAACTAACTTTTGAGCAAAAAGTAATTGAATATAAATCAAGTTTGTTTGGGGCGTGGAAAGATTCGCAAAATGATTCTTGGAAAGAATACGACATTGAACAGGAGGATGATGATGATAGTGAAGAATTGTAATCACAATAAATGGCATAGGCTAGGGCAAGATACCGATGATGATGGTAATGTGTTCAATAAAGAATATTGCAAGGTATGCGATATGAAAAGAATCAAGGTTGTTGCAAAAATTGCAGGATACCGAAACATTGCCCAAACATGTTTTAGATACTTGCATACAGATTTTGTAAAAACTTGGAACTATTACCTAAATAATAACTGCCCTAGTACGAATAACTATATATAACAACAAGAGGTAAACAAAATGTATTAAGTTAAAATGATCGGTATGTTTTCTGCTTTTAGGTGCAAACCACGGTGAGATACCGAAAACGAAAAAAGCAGACTTTTTAAAAAAGCTCAGGGTGTCTTACCAAGACCACTGAGGTTCGCTGCGGTATGCCCAGATTGTATGTCTTACCACTACCAATAAATTCAAAAATGGATATTCTTATCCTATTATCTTTTTAAAATATTTTTAAAATTCTGCTAAATAATTGCCTGCCCTGCACGAATATAAATATATAGAAAGGAGGGAAACAAACAAAAATCTGAAAAAATCGGGAAGGGCCGATAAAAAATAAGCTTGCCATCTGGGAAAAAATCCAGGGGGGATGGGGGGAGCCTGGACTGATTTAATTTGGTATAATAAA